CAGGGTCCCCATCTACATAAGTTGATTGATCGTAGCCAGGAACGCCACCTGAATCTCCTGGGATACCTGAAAGTAAAGAGTGGTCTAAAGACTCTGCTATTGGATCAAATACGTTTTGAGGAAATGACTCATATATATTATCAAAGTAAGTTAAGGTATAACTAAATGTTTCTAAAGTATCGAGGAAATTACCTAAGGTATAATCTATTAGGTTAAAGAACCCTTCAACTCTTACTAAGAAGTACTCTCCATTTCCATAAGTTTTAACCATGGCATCTACAGAGCAGTAAAGTTTAATTTTACCGTCATTTCCCCTAATAGCAGCCGTTAACTTTTCCTTACCTAAATGAACTTCTCCTTTAAGGTTTATAGATATCTTAGACCCTAGAGGAACAGCATCTCCATTTTCTTTAAAGAACTGAAGCTCTTTATCTGTATCCGTATTAGTTAGAGTATAATCAGGCAGCATAAACTTAAACTTTAAACCTGATCTAAAGGCCATAGTTTCATCTACCGCATTTATACCAGCAAATGCCCAATACTTCTTCTCATCAGCAGTAGTGTCTCCAAATACTTCTATGACGTATTTCTGATCTTTTCTATGTACTTGGTTATATTTAACATAATAATCCATAGGTACTTTTATGTGCCTATTTAAAGTATTAAATCCTACCTTATCAGTCTCCAGGTCACTTGCACTTATATGAAAGAGTGATTCTTTAGCAACAGCTATGGAAGCGCATCCTTTTTTATTTTCAATCTCTTTACCTTTATGATTAAAAGTATGACAGGTATCTAACATCTTAGACCAATCTGCTTTTTTCTTATCTCCAGATTCAAAATAAGACGTAGGGAACATTTCCCATTTATTATTAGAAGTATAAACCCATATTACTTTTTCTCCTTTTACCTCTTCTGGTACGGTTCTAATCCAAAACTTAACAGACCCTAGCCCCGCAGCACTGGATTCTTCCCTAAGATATAGAGAACTAGCTGTTACAGAGAAAGCATGTTCTGGTGTTAGGAAGTTCTCCCCTTCTCCGTAAAACGACCCAGTGTGTGCAAGGTCAGTAGCCAGTGTTTCAAAAGGGAACTTTATTCGTTGAACGCCACTTCTATTCTTTAGAGTAAGAAGGTTCTTACCAAGTAAAGGAGAAGTTTTAGGTAGAATGCCTTCATCTGAACTTAGGTTATAAAGAGAAACCTTATTATTGCCTCCTCTAGAAACTATCTCCACCCCACTAAGGAAACTAAAAGTAGCATACTCTTGTACTACGTCCATATTAAAACCTAGACCGTAATAATCAATACCTGAAATACCAGAAGCTAATACATCAAACTCATAATTATGACCTAATTTTGTATTCTTCTTATATTTGTTAGGTTGGTTAATACCTGAGCCATCTACTGTTATATGACCATTCCAAAAGATAGGACCATACACATGAGACATTAAGGAGGACCCCCCTAAATCTAAATCATTAAGTAAGCTTTGTCCTAAAGAATGCCGTCCATTCTTCACATAATCATTAAGATATAGATAATTTATACCTTTTCTCCCAGCGTCCTTTACTATTTCATTATTGTCTAGCTTTATGTTATGAAAATCGTCTTCTAAAGAGAAATCATATGCATTCCATAACTTATTTTTCAGAGACAATATTTCATCCTTCCAAGAGGATGTACCTAGTATATTAGAGTTTAATTCAATAGTTAGTTTGGCTTGTAGGAAAAGCCTTTTGTCTAGATGCTTAAAAAGGAAATCATGAATATCCTCAAGATTATCTCTAAACCTATAAGGATGTGATTCCTCACTATCAATACTTATGGATTCTGTTCCTCTAGTATTAAAACATAGAGAGGTCTTAGCTCCATCTATTACATTAGTTGAATCTTTATGCTCGCAAGTAAGATAAACTTTTGGTAGATCATGTACTGAATCAATCGTCTGGAAGCTATTGGAGCTAGGTATAAGGCCCAGGGTTAGGAAGTCTGTGGTTACCCCAGGAGTAACCGAATTGTCTACTCTTTTCTCAGTTCTATTTAAGAAAGTAGGCTGATTAAAACCTAATCTATTGAAGTGGTTACCTTTGGACAAGTTCTTCTCAAAGTTTCTTCTTCTACTAGCAGACCTAGGTTGTACAACCTCGTAAGGTCCACTAGCAGTAAATACACTACTAGAGTCTACATAAGCATCTTGTGTTGATACTCTTCCGAACTTTAGTCGGTCCCTTTTGAATACAGGGAGATCTGTGTGATTGTTAGTAGACCTTGGTGACCCGAAAGCGAAATCAGGATCAACATTTATGCCTTTTAAACCAAGAGAATCATGTCTCATGTTCAAGGTTGAAGTCTCGAAAGAAGCCATAGCTCCACTTGGGTTAGCGAAGTCTACAGTAGGCATGGTTAGCCTGGGCTGCATCTTGGAGTATTGGAATACTGACTCCGACTGGTCTAAATCAACATGTAATCTTTTTATAGCCTTAGCTGGGAGGAAACTCTTTACTGCTTTTAAAGCTTCAAAGAAGTCTTCTGTAGTAAAGGAGGTCTGTACGAAAAACCCATCATCCATAGCTCCAGAGGATACAGTTAGATTGAAGTGAGAAGATTTTCCATTCCATAGAGGAAGATAATCAAACTTATTCTTCTCAAAGTTCTCCATAATGGAGTCATAATTTGGAGCTACGTTTAATGCCTTTGTAAAGAATAAAAAAGAATTTCCATATAGCTCAGGCTTTTGATATCCTCTAATGGTGTTATCAAGAATGTAATCTTCAAAAGAGTTAGCGGTTGCAATAGGTACTCCTAAACATATAAGTTTTTCAGTAAAGAATTCAACCAACTCGTCTATAAGATCACAGTTTTTATAAAACTTCTCATGCTCCCAAGGAGGTATACTAAAGTCTCTACCTCTATAGTTAAATACAAAATCTGGGTTGTCTAACTGGAAAGGGTAGCCATCTATATTGAAAAGATAGGGGTACTTCTGTACTGCTTCAAGTAATATATGGTCTATTACAAACCTTAGAGAATTATCTGAGTTACTGGGGTCCCATTCTCCACATGCGTAATCTTCCGCATCAGCCTGACTCCATGCACTTCCTGAGCAAGTATCATCAAACTTAGGAGAAGCAGTCTTTATAATGTAGTATATTAGATTAGGAATATAAGACTCAAAGTACTCTGAAAAGTTTTTCTCAAAATCAATATGAGCAGCAGGAAGTATAACTTCCAACAAATCAATAAGACCTTGCTTGGTTCCTTTCCTTCTTAGGAGTGATCTAGCCTCTCTTAGCTGCCTTCTCCAAGAGTCCACATTGCTAGTATAGAATTCCCACCCAAGCAGATCTGCTAGATAGGGAAGGTATTCCTTAGGACACTCATCAATAGAGTTTAGAGTTTTTAGAGATATTATTTGGCTGTTTATATCTGCGAGTAAGAAGCCAAATGCTTGATTGAACCTATATAAAGGGCCTCTATTTTTTATAGACGTTTGGGTAATATTGTTATCGAAGTAATCAATGAGATAATCTTTTACAAAAGTATCATCTTTGTCTAATTCCGTGTTACTGTAAAGAATATTAGTCCAAGTCTTTAGCTTTTCTAGCCCTTGGGTCCCACTTGTCCAAGTCCCTGCACCAGAAACAAACTCAGGTATTAATAAGTTAGAATAGGTGGCAGGTATCGTCCCAGAAGCACTCCAAATTGCTTCCTTGAAGATATTAACTGCATCTAAAGTTTCTATAGGCTTATCTTCATATAAATTTTTAGCCAGTAGATCTAATACAAGAGAACTAAGAGAAGTAATATCGTCTTCTCTATCATAAATACACAAATACAACAATCCTAGACTTTTACTAAGATAGGTATAGGTTTCCTCTTTAGTAGATCCAAAGACTTCCTTAGTAAGGTCTTGTATATTAGGGTTAGGAATTGTACCTCCCCCCATGGAAATCTTAGGAAAAAGAATGTCTCTTAAAAAAGTCCTAAAAGTAGAGGAAGAGCTATAATCCCCTAGACTATACCCTAATGGAGTTAATATTTCTAAATCAAAAGATTCCTGCGTAACACTAGTTAGTTTATTTTGCTTTATAAAACCTGCTAATACCCTTCTTGACATTAGTGAGCTTGTTTCCCATTCCCAGTGAGAACTTAAATCAATACTGCTTACTAATGGATTCAGTGAAGTAGAAAATTTCTCAATAAGTTCAGCATCGCCTCTTAATATCTTAAGGGTTAGATCTTCCTCCTCTGAAGCTAACTTTAGGTCTTCCTCCTTATATATTTCAGGAGTTATTTTTTGAACTACTTCTACATAGTTCCTTTTTGTGTATTTATTAGACATAATTAAAAGTTAAGAAAAAGTTATTTAGTTGTAGGATTTCGTTAAACTCTAGGTCTACAGGCGTGATAAAGTTGGTAACCTCTGCTATTCTTACGTCAGGTACTTTAGTGAATATTTCTCTGGAAATTTCATTAGGCTGAAAGGTTTCTCCAAACTCTCTATTGTCTGCATTGAAATAGTCAGTGATAACTTTTGATATATTAGTTTTTATTATACCTTCTTTAGATTTAAACCTCGTATCTACTGTAATATTAATAGCTAAATCCAAAGTTCTAATAAGCCCGTCTACAATGACCACCTCATCTGTTAGCATTTTTTTAGGTTGAATATCAGCTATTAGAGCTTCTTTTAATGCAATAGACGCTTTCTGCAATTGGTTTGAGGAGGCCCTCTCCAGAACGTACAGGTCGATTACATTAGCAGAGCTATATGCTTTCCTAGTTGCTGCCGAAGCCTTTATAGCCGTTCCTAGAGGCCCTCTGTAAGTGTTAGCGTAGGCAATGTAATCATCCAAGGAGACTATTCTATCTTGCTGCCTAAATACCAACTTACCATACTTCTTAGCATGTTCTAAAGTCTCTGCTTCAGACCCGCCAGTGAATGGGAGTCTGTTAGATAAAGTTAAGCGTTTCCCATCCAAGTCATCTATTACAGTAGAAACATGCCCAGTAATAGCATTTCCCCTCTGACCTCCTCCCACTCTATAAGTAATTACATACTCTGAGTTGGTAGGTGGTAATACCGAAATAACCCCATCACCGAATAGCACCTTAGCTGAGAAATCGTCTCCATAAACTACTTGGAAAACTTTTAGATCTGATGAGGAGGTAGAAAGTAAAGACTTAACCTCAGTGTATACTCCACTTGCATTAGCATCTGTACTTTCAATATACACTTGTACACTTCCATCTACCACTGGTGAATTAGTTAACTGAAGCTCCTTTAGAACATCTACATCAGTAAATGTACCTTTGTCTCTTGAGAAAGAGCCTTCTACTAATACTAAATTCTCCCATGTGAGCCCAGCACCATCAACAGATTCTGATGATTTTATAACTAAATCTGACTCAAATGTTGGGTTATTAAGGCTCCCATTATCAGAAGAGTATAACGTATAACTAACAGGGGATCCATCTAAAGGGGAAGTAGATGATATAACTCTTTTACTAGCCTCTATAGATAAGCTGCTATCAATGCCTAAGGGAGGGTCTGCCGTGGCTGTAAGCATAGCTGCTGCTGAGGTCGGTCCCCTAAAACCAATACCAATAAGCTCAAACAACTTACGAAGATTATTAGGATTTTTTGCTGTCTTTAGAAACATCTCATGAGCAATCATATCTGTTTTCATGGACATTACTGCTCCCATGTAGGCAATTAACTCTATAAACATCATCCCAAGATCAGATTCAGAAAATACACCATAATCTAAAGGGTATACTGCTTGAATATAAGAAATAAGAGAGTCCCTTAAGCTAAGGAAATCGGTGGCGGCATAATCAATTAGCGAGGACTTAGAATCATCCTTAAACTCCACAAATTTAAGAAAGTCTGATTTTGCTGTAGTGTACGGAATGTTAGTAGTCATAGTATAAACTCCAGAGGTATAACCTCATTAGTATCTTTGTCCC